GGTGGCGGTCGAATAGCCAATAGAGGATCAGGTACACGGCCCCCGCACCGATGAGCGCCATTACCGAGGGCGTCAGGTGCGCAGGTAGGCCGTACCTTGCGGCCAGATCGATCACCCGCAGGACCAAGTAGACAATGCCCGCTGAAATGGCGGCTGCCGCAGTCCCCAAGTAACGGCCGATCTTCGCTCGACTGATCCCGTCCAGCAGGACGTACTCATGACTCCTCATGCCTTCTGCCCCATTGCTTGAGTCACTAATGTGCCGCGCCATATCGGGCGCCCCTAGCGTCATTCACTATAGCCCCGGTCAGTCGCACTGACTGAGACAGGCACCAAGGCTATGGCTTCGGCATCGAATTGCCTATGCGATCTTACGGACATGACTGCTCGCCACCTCTAGAGCAACGCCGTCACGCCCGCACTTCTGGCGTGCAATAATCGTGAAGCGGAACTTGCGCCCAGTTGAGCATTTTGTCATTCATTCTTGTTGATATGAGTGATGTATGCATCAACTTTTCTTATAAGGCCATGAAGGTTTATGGTCGCACGATGAATGAAGTCGTCAATTGAATTCGGGCTGAGCGACAATTCGTCGCCATCGGGCCTAAATAACCTGCCAATTCTTTCGCGGTGCGCCGGCTTTTTCACCATCCCGCCGAAATGGACTATGGTGTGCCGAATCGTAAACATCTCGTCCAACATGCGTGGGCACTGCGTAGTTTCCCAGTTGGACGTTTCAAACTTTAGTGCCAGCTTGAGATGCTTGTAGATGTAATAGATCTTCCTGAGCACCTTGTTGCCGTTTTGCACATCAACATTAAATTCCTTTGCGAACTCGCCATACCTTTCTCCATCTGACTCTTCTAGCCCCATGATTGGGAACAGCGAGCTTACGAAAGCCTCTGTGCATGCGCAGATGCTTACAACGCACTGCCTGCGTACCATCTCGCCATACTCTCCGCCTCGAAGATACGCACTGAGGTCATCAGCGCTTATGATGGTTGTGTAGCCATCAGGAAAATCGTCGCTTAGCCTAGCGAACCCGCTGAGTTCGACCAGCGACAAAAGTTCTTGCGTGTATGTGCTGCCAATTGCAACTTTGGCTACCTGGTCGAGGCTTCTATAGAAATCTTCGCACAGAGAGAGCAAGTCATTGTTTTCGATGTGGATCGAAGTTGCGATGTTTGCCATTGCTGTTTTGCCCGATTTTTCGGCCGAATAGGCGGCCCCGTGAGTCTGACTGCTGATGGTCGATACGATTAAGGGGTTTTACCTAGACTCATGCCTGGGTGAGGCCTGCCACTGCGGCCAAATGCCCTTAGCGTCACGACTTAACTTGGAACGCATTCCCGGCCGCACATCGGTCGCGCCAGGAGTTACCTCAACTATTTCATTGGAGGTCAGTTCCACGATTCCGGCAGAGATGGGGTGAGGCAGGACCGGATCGCAGCCCGAGCCAGTGCGGTGCCACTACCTAAATCCCTCCCAAATCCTTGAGTACGGCCTGCCCTTTCTGCAGGAATCCAACGAGCAGCCGCCCTCCTGCCACCTGCCTCCCCAACTGCTCGTTGAGGTAGCTGGCCTGCAAACGCGCATGGGCCAGGAGATCCGTCTGGGCCATGCTGGGCGTTACGGCTCGGAGCGGTTCGCCTGGCGACGCCAGCTGCCCCCCGATCGACTGGACCACGCAAGGTCGCTGGCTGTCATTTTTGGCATATGCCGTTGCCATCATCCGACGGTTCTTCGGCGACCAGCCACCAAGCACCAACTCGGTTCCGAGCTGCTCGATCGGTAATCCCGCCTCGACGGCCGCCCTCTCGTAGTTCGGCCACAGCTGGTCCACCACCAGCCCCAACTCAGCAGATAGCTGTTCCATTGTGAAATCTGCCCGGAAGCTGGCCTGGAGTACCAGTTCATAAATTCGGAGGAAGAATTGCGTAGAACCTCGCGTAGCAAGCATTAGGTTG